TGCATGAAAGGGGTAGAGTCTTCCCAGGGGCCTTTTAGGGGCCTTCCAGGGGCCTTGCAAAAGCTGCTCCGATCCCCTGGTCCGATCCCCTGGTCCGATCCCCTGGTCCGATCCCAGTCCGATCCCAGTCCGATCCCCTGGTCCGATCCCAGTCCGATCCCCTGCTTTAATTTCTGCTTTAATGTTTGCTTTAATGCTTGCTTTAATGTTTGCTTTAATGCGTGTTTCGATCCTATGGCTCACGACCAGCCCTCCTTCGACTAACGGCGACGAGCGCAGACCACACCCCTGACGCCACGCCACGAGGTGGGTGCCAAGAGCCGGGCCTGGCGTGGCCCACATAATATTGGCGCGCCGCAGTCCGCCCTACACGTGGGGCGTTGTGGCCTATCTGGAATATGGAACGAAATTGGAACACATGTGGAACGAAAACAAGATTGATTATATTGAGTTATTCTATCTATTCTATATATATATATATATATATATACACACTGTCATTAGGATATACAGACTATCATATTTTTCCCTGTGGTCTATTAATTAATAGCGGCGTGCTACGCCCCCATTCTCCCCGCTGGACTGGCTCTTCATTTGTATAGGTATTTGCGAATTGATAGCATACACGAATCATTACCCACACTTACATCATATAATACCCTAAAAACAGCCTGATTTATTCCATCATCGAGTGGAATTTGACACGGGTGTCGAATGTGGTATAGGATAAAGCTATAACACAGGCACGAGGAGGTCCAATATGTCTGCGGCACGAGTACAGCCTGGCCCGGGAAAAAATAATCCCTGTCGTCTCACGGCAACCCGAGAAGCCATTCTCTCCCAAGTCCCGTTCTACCCGAGTGGGGCGAAAGGGTACACCATCCGCCTGAAGCTCGATCTGTGTCGGGGGGTCACCTTCTCCGATCAGACCTGGCATAACTGGGTGACACGGCTGACGCAGGCGCATCCGCCTCGGGGCGAGGCCCAGCGCGTGTCCCGCCCGCTGCGCGACCGCCATCCGATTCCCTCGACGCCCACGCCGCAATATCTCATCCGTCTGCCGGGCCCGCGCCTCTCCCGACCCCGCACGGTGGCCGATCTGGTCTGGCATGTGCCGCCGGGGACCAAGACGCCCCAGCCCGCCCGTCTCACGTTGGCGCGGGACGTAACAGAGGCCAACGCCCGAATCGTGGCACAACTCCACCGCCACGCGCACCCCAGACCGCACGAAGATATCGCTTGACATGTGATTCGATTTCGGATACACTTCCCCCATGCACACCCCGAGTCACACCGACGACAGCCCCAGTCCACGCTGTCCCCGCTGCGGTGGCTGTTTGACCCGTGAGGAAAATATTGTGGAGGATCGCATGGACCATCTCATCCAAATTCGGTGTCTGAATTGCGGAAGGCGCGTCGAATAAGTATGAATCAAGCCCAACGTCTTGTCGAGAAATTTGGGGGTCCCGCCCGGTTGTCCGCACTCTTGAAGACCTTGCCCGACCCGTCCATGCACCGAGAACGCCTTGCGATTTACCGGTGGATGTGGTCGAGGGAACGGGGCGGGCGAGGCGGTCGCATTCCCCAGAGTGTCTGGCCTGGGTTGCTCCAGATCGCCCGGCAACACGGACTCTACCTCTCCGATGCCGACATTAGCCCCCGCGACACACAACACGAGGAGATCGACCATGACGAAGGCCATTAGGTTGTCAGCCATCCGGCTGGAGACGGCGGCCGTGGCACCCTTCACACACCGAATGACCTGCGTCTCTGGCGACTGGACGCACGTCGCCAACCTGGAGTTGCCCGGGATTGCGCTCACGATCGTCCCACGCGGCGTCCACCAGTCGATCCTGGGCTGCCAGACCCTGTGGGGCAGTGTGGCCGAGCCCTTCGATCATCGCCTGTCGCAGTGGGCTGGCGCCGTGGAGACCGTGTGTCGCTGGCTCCAGCCGCAGGAACCGATGGCGGCCCACCATCTCCTCCAAGGGGTGGCCTCCGCGATGGTCTATTTTGGCCGGCAATATGGCCTGGTCACGCTCGATGAGGAAGGCACCGTCACCGCGATCCGAGCACAGGAGGGACACCCATGACCACACGAGAGGGCTTCCACGTCGCGTTTGGCGTGAGCCTCGGCGTCCTGCTCGGCCTGCTGCTCTGTGGCGGCGCCAGCCACAGCCAACATCTGGGATTCCCTGATCCGTTTCCGCCGGCCTTTTCGACGGTGGACCCCAATTGGGGCAGTAATCCCTACAGCCGCGCCAATCCCAACTGGGGCGGGTTTCCGGATCATCAAAATAATCCCAACTGGGGTGGGTCGCGTGGCCCATGTTAAGGCGACGCGCATGGTGACCACCGCCACACTCGGCATCGATCCGGGACTGTCAGGCGGTCTCGCCATCTACGAGGTCAAGACGGGGGCACTCCTCGTGGCCAAGATGCCTGTCCATGAAATCACGACGGCGAAGGGCACGCGGAAGAAAGTGCTGGATCTGCACGCGATTCGTGATTGGCTTGACCTGTATGCCGGACCGCATCTACATGCCTGGGTGGAAAATCCGCATGCGATGCCCGGTCAAGGGGTGGTCTCGATGTTTACCTTTGGCATTGTGTGTGGTGCGCTGCACATGGCGGTCGTCATGGCCAGGATGCCGATGACCTTGGTGGCCCCGAACGTGTGGAAACGACACATGGGACTCACCAGCGACAAAGACCACGCCCGACGGCGGGCCTCACAACTCATGCCGGCGTATGCCCAGTGCTGGGCAAAAAAGGGGCAGGATGGCGTGGCCGAAGCGGCGCTCCTCGCGTACTACGGAGCCCATCAGCCATGACTACAGAAAGACGAGACGATGGCCCAACCGCTGTATCCCTATCAGGAGCTCGGCGCCGCATGGCTCGCGGGCAAGCCCCATGCCTTTCTCGCGGATCAAATGCGGGTGGGCAAAACGCCGCAAGCGATTCGGGCGTGCGATCTGGTGGGCGCCACCACGATTCTCGTCCTGTGTCCCGCCATTGCGCGGTCGAATTGGGCTCGAGAGTTCGAGACGTTTTCCGACCGCGGGCGCACGTGTGGCGTCTGGCTCACGGCGCAGTCCACGGTCTCGACCGAGCTGGTCATCTGTTCCTACGATCTGGCCACCACCCCAGCTGGGCGGTCGCGGCTGACGGCCGTCCACTGGGACGTGGTGATTCTCGACGAAGCGCACTATTGCAAAAATGCGCACGCCAAGCGCACCAAGATGGCCTACGGGCTCACGACGCAGTACTGTTGGCGCCTGAGTGGCACCCCGGCGCCCAATCATGCGGGCGAACTGTACCCGCATCTGCACGCCGCAGGGCTGTGGCCCAGCAGCTATCGGCGTTTCATTGAGCACTTTTGTCAACTCCGCGACACGCCCTATGGGGTGCGCATTATTGGCAATCGGCAGATTCCCCAACTCAAGGCGCTGATCGCCCCTTTTTTTCTGAGGAGGTTACTGGTGGATGTTGTGAAGGAGCTTCCCCCCATCGAGTTTAGTCAAGTGGACGTTGACGCGACCGAGCCGGACATCCGGCGATGGTTTCCCGCGGTGATGATTGATGTGGATACGCCGGAGCGCATTCATGCGCAGATTGCCGAAGAGTTACAGGCGGTCGAAGCCGTCCTCGCGTTGACGGGCGCGGCAAAGATGGGCGCCGAGACGCTGGCCGCCCTGCAATCGAGAAAGACCTCCGCGTCCCGTCGGTGGGTGGGCTTACAAAAAGTGCCGGCGATTGCGGAGATGATTGCGAACGAATTGCGAGGCGGGGCCTACACAAAGATTGTGCTCTTTGCGTGGCATAAAGACGTCATCACCTATCTCCACGATCTGTTGCAGGCGTTTCATCCCGTGGTCATCTATGGGGGGACGCCGCCGATGAAGCGCGATCGGCATATCCGGTCCTTTCAGAAGTATGGCACCTGTCAAGTGCTGATTGGCAACATTCTTGCGGCCGGTGTGGCGATCGATCTCAGCGTGGCGCATGAGGTCGCGTTTGTGGAGGCGTCGTGGGTGCCGGGCGAGAATGCGCAAGCGGCCATGCGCGTGCATCACCTGCATCAAACGCATCCCGTGCGGGTGCGCTTCTTTTCACTGGCGGGCAGTATTGATGCGCGCATTCAGTCCATTCTTCGACGCAAGACCCGTGACTTGACGCACGTGTTTGACGAGTCCCGTCCGGCCACGCAGCCGGCGACTCCCGTGGTGCCTAACCCGTTTGACTAAAGGAGTGCGATGCTGACACTACATATTGACGCGCAGAATTATGACGACTTGCGAGCCCAGGCCATGACCATGCTGGGGATAGTGCCCCTCGCGGTCGCAGCTTCGGGTGTGGAGGAGCCAAGGGCCCCGATGGCGGCCCCCACGTCTCTCGAGCCGGCAGGTCCAGAGACCCTCCCGGTGAAGAAAGCCCCGGGCCGGCCCAAAAAACCCGTGGGAATCCCGGTGGTCGTTGAGGAGACGCTCGACGCGCCCTTGACGCTGGAGTCGGTGCGGGCAGCCCTCCAAAGCTACGCCACGCGGCAAGCCGATCAGACGGTGGGCATTGTCAAAGTGCGTGACGTGCTGGCCACCTTTATGGATGTGGACGGCGAACCCTGTCAGAAGATCAGCCAGATTCAGCCCAAGGATTATGCGGCGTTGCGGCAGCGGGTCTCCGCATGACCCTGCATTCTGCCATTGGGGCCTCGAGTATGGACCGCTGGTCTCACTGTCCAGGGTCTGTGCGGTTGTCGAAGGACCTCCCGTCGCGCAGTTCCTCCTACGCCGATGAGGGGACACGGGCGCATACGGTGGGCGAGGAGTGGCTGCGGACGGGGCTCAAGCCCGCGCACCTCGACCACCAGATGCGCGAGGCGGTGCAGCAGTACGTCGAGTATGTGCTCGCACGCGGCGCGGCGGGCGCGACCACGCGCTATCTGGAGCATGGCTTTGACCTCTCCAGTATTCACCCAGGCTGCTTTGGGACGGCGGATGCGGTGTTATGGAATCCCACGACGCGCCATCTCGAAGTGGTCGATTATAAGCATGGGGCCGGGATTTATGTCCCGGTGGTAAACAATCCTCAACTCCGCTATTACGGACTCGGGGCCTTAATCGATCTGAAGCTGCCGGCGGTCACGATCACACTCACGATTGTCCAACCCCGCTGCGACGCGGCCGATGGCGGAATCCGGTCGGAGACGCTGGACGTAATCGACTTGCTTGACTTCGCCGCGGATTTGCAGCGGTATGCCACGGCGACGGAAGATCCACACGCGCCGCTTGTGCCGGGCGAGCATTGCCGCTTTTGTCCTGTAGCCCAAGCCCACCAGTGTCCCGAGCTCCAGGCGCAGACGCAGGCGATCGCGAAGACCGAGTTCCGATCGGACCTGTCCTTTGATCCGGCGTCCTTGTCCAAAGCCCTCGACAGTCGAGAGTTTGTCAAGGCGTGGCTGAAGACGCTGGACGAATTTGCCTACCACGTGTTGGAACAGGGTGGACACATTGCGGGCTACAAGTTGGTGGCGAAACGGGCCACGCGCAAGTGGAAGTCGGAGGACGCGGCTCAACTGGCCCTCCATCCCTACACGAGCGCGGTGGATATCTATGAGCCCCACTGTCTTAAGAGCCCCGCGCAGATGGAGAAGCTGCTGCCGAAGGCGGTCATCGCCGGCCTGGTCGAAGCCATCAGTTCAGGGCATACGGTGGTGGAGGCCAGCGACACGCGCCCGTCCGTCAAGACGAGTGCCAAAGAAGATTTCAAGGAGTTGGCGTAATCCCCCCGCCTAATAGGGGGACAAATTCAAATCAAAGTGAGGTGCCCGATGTCAGAGAAAGTGATGACGCCCCGGTTCAAAGTGTCGTTTCCCAATGTGTTTCGTCCGGGGAAGGCCATGCAGGAAGGGGCCGAACCCAAATATGGGGTGGCCATGTTGTTTGCCACCGGCGCGGATCTTTCGACCCTGAAACAGGCCGCGCAGGAGGCGTGCGTCGAAAAGTGGGGCGCGGATAAAACGAAGTGGCCGAAGAATCTTCGGAATCCATTCCGCGATCAGGGCGAGAAAGAGTTTGCCGGCTATGAACCGGGCGCCATATTTGTGAGTGCCACGAGCAAACAGAAGCCGGGCCTCGTGGATGCGTCGAATCAGGACATTCTCAACGAGTCCGACTTTTATGCCGGCTGCTATGCGCGCGCCACGGTCAACGCCTTTTGCTATGACAAGGCGGGCAATCGCGGTGTGAGCTTTGGGTTGAACAATGTGCAAAAGCTGGCCGATGGGGAACCCCTCGGCGGGCGGGCGAGTGCCAGCAGTGATTTTGCCCCCGTGGGCGAGGCGATGGGGAAGGATTCGGCCGACAGTTTGTTCGGCTAACCACAGAGGCTGAGAGGGCCGCCCTTCGGGGCGGCTCTTTTTGTTGGGGAGAAAGGAACAAGCATGACCCGCAAGAATAGCAACGTGCTGTACCCCTGCCCTAAATGTGGCGCGGAGCGCGCGTACAGAAAGAGCTACTGCGAGCCCTGCCAAGCGGCCTATGGCTGGGCACATCGCTGTAAGAAGTATGGCATCAGTGTCGAGCAGGCGGCTAGTCATTTGGCTCGGATTCAACATCGGTGCGAGATTTGTAAATTGGCTAAGGAGCTGTGTTTTGACCATGACCACAACACCGGACTCTTTCGCGGATTTTTGTGTCTGAAATGCAACGGGGCTATCGCAATTTTTGATGATGCGCCCCTCCACGCAGCGGCGGAGACGTATCTCGCGTCCGCGCAGAAAGCAACATGATGATCCTCCACCTCGACTTTGAAACCCGCAGCACGCTCGAATTACCGGAGGTGGGTGTGGACCGCTACGCGAGCCACCCGACCACCGACGTGTGGTGCATGGCGTGGGCATTCGCGGATGACGAGCCCATCATTGTGACGCCCAGTGAGTTTACGGCGAAGAACGGGACGCGCTATCTGGAGCATGTGCGAACGGGCGGTCTCGTCTACGCGCATAATGCGGTCTTTGAACTCGCCATCTGGAATCACATCATGGTGCCGCGATATGGATGGCCGCCGCTCCTCCCATCACAGTGCCGGTGTACGATGGCGATGGCCTATGCGATGGCCTTGCCAGGCTCCCTCGAAAAAGCCGCCGCCGCGCTGGGGATTACGGAACAGAAGGATCTCAAGGGCGGGCGGCTCATGCTGCAAATGTCACGGCCGAAGGGTTTCGATGTGCTGGGCGATCCGTTCTGGTGGGACGACGCCGACAAACGTCAGGCCCTTTATGCGTATTGCCAGCAGGATGTGCGCGTGGAGCAGCAGCTCACGTCACGGCTTTTTCCCCTTTCCACCTCCGAACAAGCCCTATGGGAGCTTGACTATGTTATTAACCACCGAGGTCTCCCCCTTGATGCGCCGGCGATTGTGGCTGCGTCTGCGATTATTGCTGTCGAGCAACGGCGTCTCGAAGGCTTCATTCGACGGATTACCGACGGCGCCGTGGGGAGTCCTGCTGAAGTCGCGGGGCTTACGCGCTGGATTACGGCTCAGGGTGTGGCGATCGAGTCCCTCGCAAAGGCTGATGTGGGGGCTCTACTGCACCGAGACGGGTTGCCTGCATGTGTACACGATGCCTTGGTCTGCCGGCAGGACTACGCCAAGACCAGCACGGCCAAGTTAAGTCGGATGCGGGACGCGATCAGCGCCGATGGGCGGATCAAGTTTACGATGCAATATCATGGGGCGGCGACGGGTCGGTGGGCGGGGCGACGCATTCAACCGCACAACATGCCGAGGCCGACGCTCGGGCACGAGGAAGTGGACGCGGTACTCGCACTAATCCCTACCATGCCCGCGCACCAGGCCGTGGAGACGATCGGCGCCCTCTATGGGGAACCCATGTCCGTGATCTCGGATTGTCTTCGAGGGATGATCTGTGCGCCAGCAGGCACGACCCTCGTGGCCGGCGACTTTGCCAACATCGAAGGCCGTGTCCTCGCGTGGCTCGCTGGGGAAACCTGGAAGCTTGACGCCTTCAGAGCCTTCGACGAGAAGACGGGGCCGGATATGTACAAGTTGTCCTACGCCAAGTCGTTTGGGGTGCCCGTGGAGTCGGTGACGAAGGAGCAGCGTTTTGTGGGGAAGGTCCAAGAATTGGCCCTCGGGTATCAGGGTGGTGTCGGCGCCTTCCAAACGATGGCGAGAGGGTACGGGCTCACGATCACCGACGACCGGGCCAACGAAATAAAAGTCTTGTGGCGGGAGGCGCATCCGTGTATAGTCGCCTTTTGGTATGAATTGGAACGCGCCGTGTATGACGCCATGACCCAGCCACAGGTAGCGGTGCCGTGCCGCGCGACCTCCTTCCTCGTGAAGGGGTCGTTTTTATTTTGCCGCCTCCCGAGTGGCCGGGTGCTGACCTATCCCTATCCGACGTTGAAGATGATCGAAACCCCGTGGGGCGAGATGAAAGAGCAACTCCATTACATGAAGGTAAATGGCTTGTCCAACAAGTGGGAAGAAATTCACACGTATGGGGGTTCCGTGTGCGAAAACATCACACAAGCGGTGGCGCGAGATGTGTTGGCCGACGCGATGACGCGAGTCAGTGCACACGGCTACGACATCATTCTTTCGGTCCATGACGAGATCGTGGCCGAGATGCCGGAGCAGGGCGACTGGCTGGAGAATTTCTGTACGCAGATGGCGGTCGTCCCGCCGTGGGCCACAGGATTGCCCATCGCGGTTGAGGGTTGGCACGGAAAAAGGTATCGCAAATAATGGATGACATCGACCTCGCCAACGAACATGCGGAGATGCACTTGCAGCACGCACTCGACGCGGTGCCCAAGCCGAAGCCTGTCCCACCGGGGAATGGCCGATGCTGGGCCTGCAAATTACCCGTCGCAGATGCTCGGCGGTTTTGCTGCCGCGCTTGCGCGGATGAATGGGAGCACACACGATGAATTTCCTCGACCACGCCCTCGCCTTAGCCGGCCAGGGGTTTCATGTGTTTCCGCTCGCGGCGGGGCAGAAAGATCCGCCGAAGATTAAGGACTTCCCGAACGTCGCCACGCGCACCGAAGCCGTGATCCGCGGCTGGTGGGCCCAGTGGCCTGACGCCAACGTCGGGATCAGCACCACGCATTTCGAGGACGACGCGGCCGTGCTGGTCGTCGATGTGGATAACAAAGGAGGGAAAGACGGGGCGTCCGAACTGTTGCGGCTTGAACTGGAGGGATGGGACCTGCCCGAGACCTACCGCTGTGACACGCCCACGGGCGGCTGGCACCTGTTTTATCGTGTGCCCACACCCGTGCGTCAAGGCGCCGATGTCCTGGCCCCCGGTCTCGATGTCCGATCAAAGGGTGGCTATTGTGTGGGAGCCGGAAGTGTGGTTGACGCAGGCACCTACCAGGCGACGGCCCGAACCCTTGCCGACGCCCCTGAGTGGCTCATCGACCGATGCGGACGACCGGCGGAGAGACCCGCAAGCGGATCAGTCCCGCCGTCTGCGGCCATCGATCCCCTCCGAGCCGCCGAGCGCGCCACCTACTATCTGATCCATGAGGCGCCGCTGGCCGTAGAGGGCGCCAGCGGGGATAGTATCACCTATCGGGTGGCCGCCCGGGTGAAAGACTTTGGCGTCGCGGAAGATGCCGCCGTCCTCCTCCTCGCCCTGCATTGGAACGCCCGCTGCGAACCGCCCTGGGACGAGGAGGATCTCGAGCGGAAAGTGGCGCACGCCTACGACTATGGGGTGCATCCGATCGGGGCGGCCTCCCCCGAAGTGGACTTTGCCGTGCCGGCTGAACCCCTGCCGGTGACGGCACAGACGAACAAGCGCGAGGTCTTACATCCCTTTTTGGAACTCAACCGAGAGTATGCCACGGTGGTCGCGGGGGGCGGATTTCACATTTTATGGGAAACCACGGATGTGCAAGGCAAACGTATCACGCAGCATCTCGATGTGGGGGCGTTCCGGTTGAAACTTGCGCCCTACACCATGCGGATTGGAGAAACCGAACGCCCGATTGCGGATTTATGGCTCAAATCCCCCTTGCGGAGAAACTATGATGGCATCGTCTTTGAACCTGGTCGTGAACGCGATGTGGTGGTGGAGGACCTCGCATGAAAACCTACTTTAATTTGTGGAGGGGCTATGCGTTTACCCCTGCGCCCATCGGCACAGACCATCCTGCCGTCCGCGCCTTTCTTGACCACACGCGAGAGAACATCTGTGGGGGCGACGCGCACATCTACCGTTGGCTCATTGGCTATGTGGCGCACCTCGTGCAACGGCCCTCGGACAAACCCCTGGTGGCGTTGGTCTTCCGAGGGGCCAAAGGCGTGGGGAAAAATGCGTTTGTCGAACGCATTGGCTGTCTTCTGGGTGGGCATTTTCTCCTGACCTCTAACCGTCGCTACCTTCTCGGCAACTTCAATGGACATCTCGAAAATTGTCTGTTGTTTGCCTTGGATGAAGCGTTTTGGTCCGGCGATAAGCAAGCGGAAGGGGCCCTGAAAGACCTCATTACCGGGCGGGAACACGTCATTGAACACAAAGGCAAAGAGAGTTACACCGTCGCCAACAAGACGCGGGTGATGATTATTGGCAATGAAGATTGGCTGGTTCCCGCGTCGCACGATGAACGACGCTTCGCGGTCTTTTCTGTCGGGGATGGACGCAAGCAAGATCGCCAGTATTTTACCGCGATGCGCGAGGGCATGGAGCACGGCGGGTATGCGGTCTTGCTTCGATACTTGCTTGAGGTGGATCTCGCTGGGATTGATGTCAACGCCGCGCCCAGCACCCTTGGCCTTGCGGAACAAAAAACCCACTCCCTTGACCCATTTCACCAGTGGTGGTTTGATTGTCTTGACGAAGGCCACCTGTTGGGGTCGGAGTTCGGAGCTTGGCCGGATGATATCATCTGCGACCGGTTTCGGGCGTCGTTTCGGCGTTATGCCAAAGAACGCAATATTCGGGGGCGCATGCCGGAAGATCGTTCGATCAAGCGGCTCCTCGACCTGTGTCTGCCCGGAGTGGTAAAGAAGCGGGCCTCCAAGCAGGCGGATGGGCAGCCCTATGTGTTTGTGTTGCCGACCCTCGCCGTCTGCCGACAGGAATGGGATACCTTCATGGGACATCCAACCAGTTGGATGTCGGAGTAGTCACCACCATAACCAGGAGGAATTATGTTGCAAGACGGACGATATGCATCCCTGATTATGCTCTCACGGCTCCACACCGAACAGTTAGTCAAACGCACTTGGTGTTCAAAATGGGCGGTCTGGCTGGTGGTCATGGTCGCAGGGGCTGCGGTCTGGCTGGTGTTTGGATGAGTTATGAAGCCTTGCCCAATCGACGAGAGTGTGTAAGACAAGCCGTGAAGATCGGCGGGGTGCGCGTCTATCTCGACACCGGATTCTATGCAGATGGACGAGTGGGCGAGATGTTCCTGGCGGTGGAGCAGACCGGCAGCGAACGCCGTTGGCTGTTCGACGAGGCGGCTCGGTCAAACAGTAAGCTCCTGCAATGGGGCGCACCGTTAGAGGAAATCATCGACGGGTGGACGGGGAGCAAGGGCGCACCGTTTGGTCCAGTCACGGGGGATGCGCGGATCAAGTATTGCTCGTCGATCTTAGATTACGTTGGGAGATATCTAGGGGTCTACTACAACGGTCGCGACGACCTCGCCCATGTGCCGGCGGCACTCACCATCACCAAGGAGGAATTATGAATGCCATTCTTATGTCCGTCGCTGAACCCTCGTTCATTCCGTGGATTGAGGAATCGGAGGAGGAGGCACAAGACTTGGTACGGAGTCTCCTCGCCGTCCTACGGCGTACCGTGGACGCGGCCCCCATCTGGGAGCAGCATGAGTTTAGTCAGCGAGCGGAGAACGTCCTCAAGCGAAACCGCATTGTTACGTGGTCGGATCTGATGCGCGCGATTGACCACGGCTGTGTGCCAGGTGGAGGGTCACTGGTCCTGAAAGAGTTTTCTGCGGCGGTTTTTGCGAGAAAGTGGGGAGGACCCGTTTGAGTGTTTGCGAAGTTCAGCTCGGTAGGCTATGGCGACGGCGTTCAAAAGGTCGGGATCGACATAGTGCAGATACCCGTGGCTATCGAGGGAGCGCGGGGCGGCGAGCAGGGCTTCAATGGCGGTACGTAGGTCGGCGGTCACTTTTTGCCTCGCAGATATTTCAAGTAGGGTACCGCCACTTCGATTTCTGGGAAGAATACTGACTTCCGCGTCTCAGGAAAGTGAATCATCACGGGCAATAAAAAAGCGTGTTGAGAAAGAAATCCCTTCGTCCGGCAATAATCATCTAAATCCCTGTCTTTATACGAACCGACCTGAATACAGCTCACGATATTTCCATGACTCTCGACAATCTGATACCCCGCCACATGCCGATGCCCCGCAACTATGACATCCTCATTCCTGTAGGCGTGGCTCATGGCGTAGCGTGACACCGAGTGAGCCGCATTCCAGAGACTCCCACCCTGAAAGAAATGTCGCACCCCGTATTTCCATGTTTGTTTATTGTCAGCACGAATCGAAAAATAGAGTTCGTCGGCATCGTACAACGCCTTGACTCCCGCTTTGTGGAGGACTGCGGCGAGATAGTCTGCCCCGCCGAGTTTATTCGTCCACTCGGTATGATTGCCACTGATGGCGGCCAGCAGCTTATGCGCGAAGATGCGGTGATACGATTCACTGAGCGACCACGCTTCAGGAATGCTAATAATATGCGACCGTCTTGCGGCCTCCAGCTTCCCGATGATAAAATTATCGATGCTATCGCCCAGTTCCACGGCATACAGGCCGTCCGTCTTGGCAATCAATTCCGCATGGGAGAAGATCAGTTTGAGGTTCGAGCCGGGATTATCCATGTGCTGATCGGGGATCAACGCCACGCCGAACGGTTTGCCACCGTTATGCAGCGGCAGCACCGCGTTATGCTTGGTCCTCATGTTGGCCTGGAGCCGTTCGCGATGGGTGATGGCCGAGGCAATTAATTCGTCAACAGGACGCACGACGGGCGGCATCTCGACCGGCTCAAAGGCGGGCGGAATGGCGGCATGTTCTGAGATGACTTGCGTTACCCGCTTGCGAAACGCCGAACTCCGCGACACGCCCAGGAGCTTGATGACTCCGCGTGTCGTACCCGTCTTGACAAACGCCTCATAGATATCTTTATGAGTGATGCCTTTTGACTTGTAGATACTTTTATCGATGATACCCTTGGCCATTCGTCACCCCTTGACATTCGATTGATTGGTGGCGAGGAGCCACACTTGCCAGTCGGCACACGCATGAAGAAACTCATGGGCCAGATCCGCTCGTCGCTTGCGGATGGGTCGGTTCTTCCTGAGATAGATCGTCTGCTCGTCCACGATCCAGCAGGCGAGGCACCCCCCGCCGGTCTCCTCGTCAAATTCCTTATCGGGGAGCATGAGTATCTTTATGGTATAGCCAAACGGAAGGGTGACTTGCTGGGGAATGCGCAATACCCTCATACGCTAAACCTCGGGCGCACCATCTCGCTAATGTCCAAGCACATCACGATCCAGTGGTGCAGCAGCTCGTCGGGATGGGTGCGATTGTAGGTGTCCATCTGCTGGACTTTGGCGGTGCGAGCGTCGTGACAGGTATTCATATCCACCTCTTGTGCAATGTGGACCAGCGGCTGGATGCCTGTGCCGAGGTACATCACGACGATGAGCAGCGCGGTGGACATGGCGTTACTTTCTCGCGGCGTGGTCCTGCCCTGCGCTGGAGCCGAAGTAATACGCGATCACGGTGCTGGCGGTCCCGCCCAGCCAGCCGAGGGCGAGACTGACGAACTCCTTATCCAGGGTCACGCCGAGCTTCAGCATCGGGAAAAACGTGACCCCTGCGATATACGCAAGGAACATACTGAGGGTCGCGTAGGCCAAGATGGACGGGGTCAAATCCTTGACCGCCATTTCCCGCTGCCGTGCGCTGTTACGATCCTGTACCGCCAGCCCTTCGAGCTGTACTTTGGTGGCCGCTTCCAACTTGGCGAGTTCAGCCTGCAACTCAGCGGCTTTGGTCGGGTCCGTGACAAACTTGCCCACGATCTCGGCTACGCCGGTGAAGAGATTGCCGCCTAGGAGATTGAGGATTTTGTCGAACAATTTATGGTCTCCTTAAATATGCAGCGGCCAAATCAATTAATTCTGGTGAATCTTTTAAAAGTCCAATGGCAAAATTGCAGGAAGAGCAAAGCAACCCTCTCACTGCCCCAGTTTCATGGTCGTGATCTACTCCAAGTCTGCGGGTCGGTGTGCAGCTACAGATAGCACATTGACCATTCTGCGATAAAGCCATTTCATCGTAACGCTGCGGAGTGATACCATAAAAATTTACAAGGTTCCATTTATGTCTCGACTCTGAGCGGTACTTAGGATGGGCCTTTATCCAAGCTGCTGATCTCTTCCTATCACGTTCAGCAAATGCAGGGTCGCGCTTTCTCCTGTCTCTGGCTCCGCAGGCATGACACAAAGACGTACCGATCTGTCCTCGCATACCTTTCCTATGGCAGGTGAGGCATTCGTCAACAATAGTTCTGTACTGCTTACCCACCTTCATCTTATGTTTTGACTGATACCCAGGATGAGCCTTTTGCCACGCTTTTGCCCTATTCCTCTCACTTTCAGCAAACACAGGATCGCGCTGCTTCTTGTCCCTGATAATACACGCATAGCACAAAGATTTATTAATCTGTCCACGTATACCTTTTCTGTGGCAAGTAAGGCATTCGTCAACAAACGTGTGGCGGCGTGTACCAACCTTCATGACGATCCCCCTACTTGTGATACCAACCTTGAAGGGCCACCACGACGGCCAGCGCAGCTCCACCGAGCCACAGGAACGCCCCCAGCACACTTTTGAAGGCCCGAATATCTTGGTCGTGCGCTTCCACCCGCTTGTGGATCTCGTCGAGCTTATCATCGAGCAGCCGTTCGAGGGCCATGAAATCCTCGGTCGTCACATCAGACCTCCACCGCGTTCCCTGTACGGATCATCCCCGCCAGTTCAATGGCCCGTTTGCCCACCTGCGTGGCGTAGGTGCTATCGAGAATCTCAGCCGCAGCGGTGTCATAATTCTGTGCGACCATCGCGGCGATAAACTTTTTGAATGTCCCGAGCTTGCGAACCCCCATATTGAACCCCAGCGAGATCACCGCGTCCTTGCGGGTATGGTCGAGATCCGCGAACCACAGAAACTCGTCGCGCAACGCCGAGACGGTCACGGCAATGTCCCGATCCAGCATCGCCATCGCTTCGGCTTCGGTGATGCCGTTGTCGTCGAGATTCCGGCCTACGCCGATACTGGTGCGTCCTGCCGTACATTTGTACGGCTTGAGCCGCAGTCCCTCATGCTTAATTAGCAGGGCTTGCAAGGGCGTGAGTGTCATCGTTTGTTGTACACTTCTTTTGTACCCTTTGTACGTTTTGTACGTTTCACCTTCGGCTTGGCTTTGGGCTTGTCCATCGTCACGGGGGTATTCATCAGCCATTGCAGAAATGTTCGCATAATTATCCTTTCACTTCGGATACGCTTGTTTCACCGCGAGACAGGCTGACAGATACGTCTGAATCTGTGCGGTGTCGTTCTTGACAATGCCGTCGAGATAATCCGACATCGGGGGATACGCTTTCGCACGGAGATCTTGCACCACCCGTACCACGACATCGGCATTGATTGTCAGCCCCCATTGCTGGCAATAGGTGAAGTCAAACCCTGCTGGCACTTCGTTCACCGGCACCAGTTCGGGATACGCGGTCTTGCTCAACACCAGAAACTGTGAACAGTCCGGTGTCTGCCCAATAATGACCACATCGGGCTTTGGGGTACGGGCTTCCGGTGTCCCGAATAGCGCACTAGACTGGCTTGAATTCAATGTGCAAAGGATCATGATTGCCCCCATAGGTCAGCGTATCGATTGGTATGAGTCCTGATAATTTCAACGCCTCAAACGTATGCGGATTCGACATCGCGTTCCGAATCGTCGCAGGGAGCGGTCGCCCCGTGGCAATGATTTCGCTCTGAATCTGCCGCCCAATCATCACGGTAAATTCGTTGGCGGCGTTCGCTTCAAACATTTGATGGTCGGTATAGCCAGGAATGCGCGTCGGCTCGGCAATCACATAGGCTTCAGCCAGCAGACGTTCCAGCATGGCAATCTCGCCATGATTTAATTCAAATGCTTCCACAATCGCTGGTTGATGCGATTGCAGTTCGAGAATCTCCGCGTGGAGTTCCAACTGCTCATGCTCAGGGGAGTCGGTGGTGCGAAGATGTGCCAGCTTGGAGATCTTGGCTTGGAGCTTTAACGCCCCGACTTCCTCCAATGCGGCGGCACGGATTCGCCCTTCCAGAAAGCCCTTAAGCGTCTTGATCTTTTCCCAGATCGTATCGCCAATCACTTGGTAGCGATAATTAAATTCTGAATTGAGACTCGATGCCATTGTTGTTCCTTAGCTGAGTGAATATCCTGCGGCAGCGGGACTCTGCCGTGCCGTTCCCACGCCCGTGGTATCGGTCGCCACGACACCCGTATTGGACACCAGGTTGGTCATGGAGACGTTGCTGCCGGTATAGCCATAGCCGAAGATCGCCTTGTCGGTGCCATATCCTGCGGCAGCGGTATAAAATCTCGCTGTTCCCACGCCCGTCACATCGGTGGCGACCACACCTGTATTGCTCACCAGGTTGCTCATGGAAACGTAGCTGCCGGTATCACCGTAGCCGAAAATGGCCTTATCCGTCCCATATCCTGCCGCAGTGAGATATTGTCTTGCCGTTCCCACGCCCGTCACATCTGCCGCCACCACACCCGCATTGGAGACCAGATTGGTCATGGAGACGGAGCTGCTGCTATATCCATAGCCAAACAGGGCCTTATCCGTCCCATATCCTGCGGCAGCGAGACCATATCTCGCTGTTCCCACGCCCGTCACATCCGCAGCGACCACTCCAGCATTGGACACCAGATTGGTCATGGAGACTGCGCTGCCGGTCAAGCCATACCCGAATAACGCCTTATCCGTGCCATATCCGGCGGCGGCAATATAACGCCGTGCCGTTCCAACACCCGTGACATCTGCCGCGACCACTCCCGTATTGCTGACCAGATTGGTCATGGAGACGTTGCTGCCGGTATAGCCATAGCCGAATAACGCCTTATCCGTCCCGTATCCTGCGGCAGCGAGAGCATACCGTGCCGTCCCGACTCCCGTGACATCTGCCGCGACCACTCCCGTATTGCTGACCAGATT